TCTACCAGAAACAGCACCAGTTGCCTGATTGATTGTTACTCCATCACCAATTCTAAAGTTTCCTGCTTGGTCGGTGCTTGTATAAACAACATCACCACCATTCAGTTTAACAACTTCATTTTCTTGAATTGTTACACCACCAAGTGCTGGTTTTGCTTTTAGTATCTCTGTACCTGAACCAATAAATTCAAATGCATGAGAAGAAGCAAGCTGTAAACTTATTCTAGAGAAATATGCAGTTGTTCCAAAACTTACTGTATTATTTAGATTCTGTGCAAGAGTGACTGTTGCAATTCCAGCAGATGGAAGAGTAGATTCCAAAATTCTATAGTAAATTGGGTCAATTCTAGAAACCTGTGCAGTTGCAGTAGTACCAGAATCTGGAGACTGAATTGTTACGTTTGGCATTGCAGAGTATTGACTACCTGCAGTAACAACAGTAACTGCAGTAACTCTTCCATTTTCTATAGTTGCTGATGCTTGAGCAGTAATTCCATTTGGACCAGTTGGAGCATCAATGGTTACCCTTGGAACTGCGGTATAACCAGATCCACCATCTGTTACTTGAATTTCCTGAACGGAATAGTAAAGTTTATCAAAGTAAACAACTTGTCCGTCATAAGGTCTATAACTTCCAATACCAGAAATTACAACTTCATTTTGTCCAGTTGAAATAGTTGTAGATGCAGTTCCTGTCAATGTATAAATTGATTTTGTATTATTGTTACCAACACCAATTGAAACTAATCCATTATTACCAAATGATGAGTTAGAGTTTGTGATATCGCACTGACCACCAGACTCTGTGTAAATTGCAGTATCACAACAGATGGTAAAGATAGAAACCAACTGAGCATAAGCACCATTTGTAATTGAAACTCCAATACCACCTTGGTTATACTGAGTGTAAGAGTCAACAGACATCGAACCAGTCACACCAACATCATCCTGGTCACCTGGCTCTGCTGCAAATCCATCAACTTTCATACCAATACTCTTTGGTATAAAGTTAGTGCAGTTTCTGATATATGGTCCCTGGAGAATAGGACCAACTCCTGGGGAGAATGATGGGTGGTTTGGAATAGTTGTTCCAGCACCAGCATTTCCTGGATAGGTTGTATTGATTCCGACTCCAAGGATTGTAGTTCCTTGACCAACAATAGTAGTTACAATTCCTGCACAAGTATCAACAGCAGAAAGAACGTTTGAGCAAGAAAGGATGCTCTTATTTGAACCTGTTGCTGGATCTGGTAAAATGCCTACGTCTTTTACTTGTGTGAATTTATTTTGATGATTGCCATTCCAAGAAACATTATTAATACAAGAGAATGCAATTCCTACTGCATACTTAATTGTATCAATCGTTGCTTGTTTTATACTATATCCATTTACATCAGTACCAGTGATATGCTGTAAAACACCACCATTATAATACGACTTACCAGCACCTACACACTTAGAGTTTCCACCTCTCGTAATATCATGGCAAATTGCTTTGAAAATATCTTTAATATCATCACTACAATCTCTTGAATCTCCAGTTGGAACAACAAATGCTGGAGACTTGTAACTAGTGCTAGTTAAATATCCAACTGCCTCACTTGCGATGAAATCTAGATTCATTCTAATCATTCTTGCGGCATCAAAGAATCTATTACTTGATACCCCGACTAATGGTTGGAATGCGATAACAGCAGCACCATTTGTTGAATCACCACCAACAAAACTTAAATCAGTAATGTGAACTGCATTGTTTACATGGAATAAATCTTTGTCGGAATTTATTGGACTTACCAGACAGTTCCTTAATTCTGTTCCTTCTACCGCAACATTTTTTGAAAGTACAACAGGGTTGTTTTCCGCATAGTAACCAGGGAACACTTTAATGGTATCCCCAGGTAATGCAATTGCTGCTGCTGCTTTTATAGTTTTCTTAGAATCATTTTCGGTTAAACCACTATTGGAATCATTTCCACTTTGGGTAACGAAAATTGTTTTACCAATTGGTTTATAAGCATCAATTCTAACACTTCCCTTTCCACTTCCTGGAGTTAGTGTTACTCCAATTCCTGGAATAATTGCTGTTACAATTCCAGAAAGTTGAGCACCAGATCCAAGGAAAGTTGTTGCATTAATTGTCTGGAATGTTGCTGCTCCAGATACATTAACGTTGTTTAATGTTGTTATTCCAGCAACATTAACATCTTGGAAAGTGCTTAATCCAGTTACATTGATACTAGTTAAAGCATTTAGTCCAAGGTCTGCTCTAAATGCAGCAGCAGTAGTTGAATCAATTCCAGATAGATTTTGAAGTTGTCTTGAACTGCTAATAATCTGAGTAGACCCAACACTAACTGTTGATACTGTTGTTACTCCAGATATATTTGCTCTGGTAGCATTCAGATTGGTTATGTTTGCTGTTACTTGAGTAGATACTCCAGTAACTGTGACATTATTGAGAGTAGTTATACCAACCACTCTTAATGCATCAAAGGTGCTAAGACCAACAACAGTTAAATCATTTAGTACATCTAATCCAAGTGAAACTTCTATTGTGTTTTTTGTCGTCTCATCAATAGATGTTACACCTTGAAGTGTGGGAATTCTTGCAACTAATGCAAATAAATTATTAGTTGTTGTTAATCCTACGTTTCTTAATACCCCACGAACATCTAAATTGCCAAGTGGGTTGTCAGTGCCGATACCAACATAATTTAATCCTGGATTATAAACTAAACCTGTTGGATTTACGAATGCACTTGTATCTTTGTCAAAATCTTTTGTATAAGTTAAAAATTGAACCTGATTATCGTTTTGCCTGTTTATCGTTAAAGAAGCAGCAGCACCAACTGATTGGTATGCTGTTCCAGTAATGTCAATATTATATACTCCACTAAGTCTTGATGCAGGAACAATACCACCAGTAATATTGGAAGCATTTGTTAAAGCATTTGAAGTTGCAGCAGTCCCTGTGATATTAATGTCATAATTTCCTGCCAGTCTTGCTCTTGGAACAGTTCCACTGAGAATGTTTGTAGCATTACTCAATACGTTAGCAGTGGAAACACCAATAGAATAAAATCCATTTAGTCTATCTGGACTAATAGTTCCACTTAAAATGTTTGCACCACTAAAAAGAAATGTTGAAGTAGTGGCAGAACCAGCCAAATTTCCAATAAATTGATTGGCAGTAATTGTGGAAGCACCTACAATACTATTCCCCAACAAACTTAAATTGTCATTAGCTGCCAATTCCTCTATTTGTTTAGATGTTGGATTGGCAATTAAAGGATATCTGTCTGCCATTAGTTATTTGTATACTTTTTGTTCTTATGGTTGATTTGCTGCAATGACATTATTCATATTATTAGTTGCACTTGTAATTGCTGTATCATACCCAGCACATGATGGTCCATTTGGGTCTGGTCCTCCTTGTGCTCTTCCAGTATAACCAATTGATACAGTATTTGTTGTTCCTCCAATGGTTACCTTTGTTCCAAGAGAAGCGTAACTAGAAGTACAAATTGTTATACCTCCACCACCACCTCCACCACCTCCAGTGGTGGTGCAGCTTGTTATAATTGGCCATTGTTTTGTTCCAATATAATATTCTGCTCTTCCTGCACCAACTTTTGGTTCTTTAATTGCTGGAAGGTCTTCAGCATTATCAATTTTTATTTTTTCTCTTGCAGTTTCTGGTTTCCAAGATTGAGTTTCATTTGGATTACCAGAAGAATCATAAAATACAGTATGACCATTACCAACAGTCGAAGAATTTATAATTCCAATTACTTCTGGACTATTTGGATTTGATAAGTAGTCAAATCCAGCATCAATATCTGGTGTATTTCTAATAACATAAACAGTTGTGCTCGCAAATGATGCTAACGCAGTTGTTGATATGAACATCGCAGGAAGAGAAGTGAGTATACCAACTCTAAATGTTCCTTCTTCTAGATAATTAGTTGCTGGTTTATCTAAAATTAAAGAAGGAACAAACAGTGTGGAAGTTGTTAATATTCCAACTTCATCATAATATTCAATGACTTGAGTAGTACTTCCAAATCCAACAATCGATGTATATCCATTCGTAGTTAAAACCCCAACATAACTAGTAGACATACCAGAAACTTCTGGTTCCAATAAAATCATTCCAGTGGTTAATCCAGTTAAACTACCAGCACCAAAATTAGAAAAAATATAAGAACCAGTGGATATTCCTCCCACTAAAGTTGTAACTATACCAACAACTGTTGTTGTTCCAAACCCAACAACCTCAGGCAAGTCTCCAGTTGTAAATGATTGTGGATTATCTAAACTATCAGTTAAAGTGTCTCCAATTTTAATTACAGAAGGAACAGAAGTTGCACTATTTACACCAACAACTGTTGACCCCATGGTAATATAACCATCAAATTGTGTAATAAGATTGGAGCCATAATCTCTATTTGATGGTTTTTGGTAATATTTTAATCCATGATATGGTTCAAAATCATATACATCACTATTTTTTTGAACTTCATACTCTGTAAATGTTACTCTACTAATTCCCGCACCGTCTCCTGCACCACTAGTTACCCAAGATTCATATGTTCTAAGTTGTTTCCATATTAAATCACTTCTACAACCAGAAGTAATTCTAGAATCATATGCAGTTTTAACTGGTGTTACTGATTGATTGATTGTATTGGTGACTTCAACGGCATCTTTATCAATGCCAATAATTAGATTATCCATTTTGTCGATTTCAATATCAACCAATGCCAATCTATCAAGAATCCCTTCTCTTTGTTTTATTTTGAGTTGTAGTTCTTCTTTTAATTCAGCAATTATTTCTCTAGATTCAGACATTGTAAAGATACTTTTACATCATTTTTAGTATTTATTTTACTAGAAAGATCTCCATAAAGATGGATTTAATCTGCTATATTCGCATTTTACATAATCTTCCTTTACAGTTAAGGTAATATCACCACAAATTGAAATTCTTTGACCTTCTCTTTCTAAAAATTGAATAGTAGAATGCATCAAAGAACTTGGAAAAAGAACTACAGTCCCCTCTATTGGAGTTACATTGTAACTATTGCAATTATATTTGTTAAATTTTTCTATTAAATTATATTTCCCACTTTTTGTTGTTTGAAACATAAACTCAGAAACTTCATTATTATTTTTTGCTTGATGAAAACAAAGTTTATCTGAAGTTTGATTGCAGTTTAAGTAATAACAAAATGATATGTCACTACAATTGTGGGTATGAATTTTTATGTTTGGGAGGTCTTCTTTATGAATATTAACCCAAGACTTTGTGATATGAATATCCAATAAAGAATCATTCACATTAAGAACATTTAGATATTCTCTAACATTATTGGATAGACACTTAAAAAAATCTTTATATTTTTCATTATGATGAAGAAAATATCTCCCAGAATTTTCTGGGGATTCCAATTCTTCTCTTGGAAGTTCCTCGGAGTAGTGCCAATAATCACATAGTTCAGTAATATATTTCTTCTTAAATTCTTCGTGACATGTTATTTCACCACGATAAATTACCGTTGGGAATATTTCATAAACCTGGTGTTTTATTTTCTCCCTTGTGGACTGCATAATCCCAACCTGCTAAAGCATATTCACTATTATCCCCTGGATAGTCTGCTGGTGTCAATCCTTTGTACTCTGGTTGTAACTTATCTTTCGTGACTCTCTCTGCAAATACTGTATAATAGCACTTTATTGGAGTTCCAGAATTATTTTTTATTTTAATTTTAGTTCCATCTATAATAGACTCTACAAATAACTCTTGGAATTGTCCAACAGGAGTCAAATTCACAGTTATTGTTTCGGAGTAAACAAGATTCTTCCAATAATCTGGTAATTCAATTACATTACTATTCTCTAATTTTCCTCTAATGTATGCACCAACTTCTGGACCTTCTAAACAAATATATCTCAATCTGTGGTCTTTTTTAGATGGGTGAGGTATGTCAAATCCTTTACCTGCTAAAGCAAGTGCTTTTGTGGCAATTTCAAATGTAGCAGCTAGAGTGGTTGCTGGAATCGAAACATCAAAGCAAGTAATAACACCATTAACAGTTAAATTGCCATGAAAGATACCAGGAGCATTATTTAATGTAAGGGCATTTCCCAAGTTTAATGAGTTTTTTAAATCAACTCCATTCTTTAAACTTAAAGCATTTTTAATCGTAAGTCCATTTTTTGTAGTAACTCCAGTAAATAGACTGACTGCAAATACATTCAGAGAACCAATAATATTTGTTATTCCAGTAACTTCTAAAGATGCAGGTACAGCAAGACTTCCCAGTGGAGGACCAATCATGCATGTAGCACGAGCAATTCCCAATTGTGCTGTAGCACCGATATAAACAGGACCATTCAAAACTGCTGTTCCTGGGGTAACCCTAGAACTAGCAGTCAGGAATGATGTATCAACTTGTCCTACTATAAGTTTATCACCAACTGTTGAAATAGAAGATAGTGCTGGCATATTATATAATCGATAAGAATTTCTTTAAGTTTCCAAGTGAATTTAAAATTTGCCCAATAAAGGAACCTTGGAAAATATCAACTAATGATGAACTAGATTCTTGAACACCAGCAGCAGTTTCAACGTACTGACCCATTATATTCACTGAGTTTTGTGCGGGAATATCGATATTTGTTCCTTTGATTCTGCTAGTTGGACCATCTATTTCTACAACCTTACCTGCTTGAATAGTAACTTCTCCATCACCATCTTCTGCAACAAGACGAATACTTTTTGCTTTCAATGTAATCTGTCCATTGACTGCTTCAAAGTGAATATCACCATTACGAGCATAAATGATTTTTGCTGGTTCCTTTTCATTTACTTTTCTTCCACAAACTTCCAAAGAAGTTTTGAGTGAAATATCCCATTTATCTCCATTTTTATAATAAGAATAACCAGTATGCTCATCAGTTATCATTGCATATCCAACTTCCTTCCCATTTATTATTGTTCCAGATTGGACTTTAAATCCAAATCCCTGTTGCCACCATTCTTTTTGTTGATCTGCCATTAGATATAAGGGAGTTTTTTCTATTTAGTAATACAATCGACAACATTAATGACACCGAACTGGTTGACAACAGTGATTTTATTAAATGATGGGGTGTATTGAATCACTGGATATATTCTTGCACCCTCTCCAGTGTTTGTAATTATTTCAACTTCTCCTGGATTTGTTGAGAAATTACTAGAGCAAGAACTAGCAGAAGTTATTCCAACTATAGCACCTGTTGGAGTCACAATTATACCAAAAGTACACTCACCAACTTTAACTGTATCCCCACCAGTATATCCAAACCCTGGATTCGGAATTACAAAATTAGTTATTATTCCAACAACATTAGTACCAATACCAGTAAATGTTCCAATTCCTGGGAAAGGAACTGTAGTTCCAGATACAGAAGTAGTTCCAAAACCAACATTTCCACCTTCATCTTCAGGAACTGGTGTTCCTGGTGGAGATTCATTCGGTTGATTTGGAGCTGGGGGTAATGTTGGAGAAAGTCTGTTTCCAATAATAATTGTTGTCTTTGCAACAAAATCATCTTCTGGATCATATAGATTGAAAAATAATGTTTCAACAGGTTCTGATACACTATCTTGCCTTACTTTTACTGATAACGTAGCAGTATTATTGGTAATTTTTATTTTATTTGAAAGTGATGTTATTTCTAAATCTTCTATGGTTACATCACCAGTAATATCATAATACAATTCAGTATCATCTTTGACATTAGTTGTTGTTATTGTGAATGTTATTGTCTCCCCTTCAAAAACAGAATACTTGTCAGCAGTAACAGCATACGTTGGAGGAACAAAATATGTGGAGTAGTCTCCAGGGCAATATCCAGATCCAGAATTAAGTACATAAATGGAATCAATTCTACCATCAACAACTTTTGCTTCCAATAAAGCACCAGTTCCATGATTTGTGTTATCAATTACATTTATTGATGGTGCTGCACTATATCCCTTACCTGGATTTGTAACTTGAACTGTAAGAATTCTTCCGTCATTTCCAACTATAGGAATTGCATGTGCATTTACACCAGTTCCAAATATTTCTATAATAGGTGGTATACATGAAGATGATATAGTTCCAGGTGGTTGTTTGGTTTTATCATCTTGACTTGTAGGATTTATTGCCTTTTCTGAACAATCTCTAAATGGTGAGGGTCCAGTATATCCAAACAATGAAGATGAACCTAATGCTTGGTCTATACTGTCATTTATCCCCTTCATGAAGTTTAATTTTTCAAGAGTTCTTGACCAACTATCTTTACCTTTTTTAGACGACCCAGTTCCTGAGCACCATTGAGAAGAAGTTTCGCATTTTAATTGGTCGCAACCAATAAAATTAAGAATTTGCTGAGCAATTGAAGAAATCTGCCCCAATACATCTCCAATTTTTCCTATTCCACCAAGTAACCAGTCAAGTCCAGACATAACAGGACCCAACAAGTCATCGATAAATTCCATTAATTTTCCAAGAATTCCAGCAACAAATTCTTCAACCGCACACATTGGGGCATTTATTACTCTTCCAATCATATTTGTTAAAAGATTAACAATATAATCAATAATTAATGGAATTAGTTTTTCAAACAAACAAAAAATAATATTAATAATATTTTTTGTTGCTTCTGCTACTGGTGGGTGTTGTGGGAGTGGTAAGATATTTCCAATAAAATCACGAAATAAACTTGTAACTAATTTTATAATTGCTCCTCTAAGATTGTTAACTATGAACTTTACAACTCCAACAATTCTTCTTGCAAATCCTTTTATTTCATTTACAATATCAACAAACTCATTCAATATTGGGTCAATATAAGTTCCTATAAAATCTTGAATTCTACCAATAAACTGTATAAATTCTTCTAATATTTTTGATATTTTTCCAATTAGATTATCATTACACCCATTCTCTCTTGTGATGCATATATCTCCTTCAGCACCAAATTGCTGAGATGCCAAATCTTCTCTAATTAACTGGTCTTCACCTGATTTGCTTTCTTCTCTTGTTGTCTTTGTTAAATCACCAATATCTTTAGAAAATGCAACATCTGTGATTGGACTTGATGATGTTTTTGGTTCTCCCTGAACACCATCATTTTGTTTTCTTATTTGAGTTGATGATTGCTTCAAAGGACCAGAATGACCAGTGAAAGGTCTCATCTGATCTGCAATATTTTCTGTTGCAAAGTTTTTTACACTTTCATTTCTATGAAGACATCCAACTATGACTGGTTGTTGTCCATCGTCTCCATCCAAGAAGAACCCAAAAGCAGTTTCTCCTCCAGTCATTCTAAGTGTTTGTCCAACACCACCCTGTGCAGTTCCTTCCGCACCTGTAGTCATTACATGTGCCCAAGGCAAATCATTATCAGGAAGAACATTCCTATCAAATGGATGATATCCAATAATTCTTACTTTGCAACGATATGCCCAACTACCACTAGTCTCACCCTTTTTATTTTCACCAGCATCTGGTGCGGATTTCTCATCCCTCCACACGTTTGCTGGGGCAACCTGACCAATCCACCAAATGAATCCGTCTTTGCCTAGGTAATTTGACTTTAATAAAGATCCTTCAATCATCGAAAATTCTGCATTCTGGTGCGTCTGGGTTTAAGTCACAGTACAACTCCAAATGAGTTGGAACTGCTGTTTCTTCTGGATGATTCTTTTGATATTCCAGCAATTCAGATAGATAATTATTCAAATATCTACTTCTTTGTCTATTTATTGAAGGACTTTCAAGTTCTTCGCAAATGTCGGTAATTAATTCTTGTAGTTCCATTTTTCTTACTTGTTAGAAGACCCATAAAGACCGTAACTATCACGAATCAGTTTTAAACTTGTTACTACTTGATTCAGTTCGAAATGGTGTCTTAATTCTTTTATTAAATAATTTCCACTCTGTTGGTTATCAACTTTTTTCTTGTCGGTTACTTCGATTGCAGGAAATTCAGCATGAATTACGTCACCAGCTTTTAGTTTTGTGTTACATGGTACTACCATATTTAGTGACTGCGTGAACAAAATGTTATATCTTGATGCAGACTTTGCCATATCAGCAACGTCTCTTCCAGATTCCTTAGTTACTGTTTCCTTATCTAAAACTCCTCTATCTGAAGTTCTAACCATAATTCTTGTCCAAGCATTACCCAACTCATTAGAAACTGCAATCGTATCATCTGTTCCCAAGGTATTTTTAATTTGGTCTTTCAATTTATATGTGTAGATATCCATATGACCAGTGTAAAAATCATAAAAATAAGTCTTGTTAGAATACATTCCAACTCTTAAACTTTTTAGCAAATCAATATTTTTTTCTATATTATAATTTAAAATAACAAGAGCATTTTCTGTTTTATTTGCTTCTACAGTACCAGTATAAAGATACTTTACTATATTTTTTGAGTCTGCAGATGAAGATCCAATTTGTGTGCTTGATACTAAACTATCAACACTCTTAAAATTAAATCCATCTTTATTTTCGTAGAATAAGTATCCAGAAGTTCCCTTTACTTCACCATTATTCCCATTTCCAGAAACACCACCAGATGCATTGGGCATTGCCTTTGGTCCTAACCAAGTCAAAACAGTAAATGGTTTTCTCGTATTGCCAATAAAGTTATAACCGTTTGAAGTGCCTTCAATATTATTTGCTTTAAACTTTGTTGTTTTCAAATCATTCTTTAAAATATACTCAACCGTATTTTTAATATTTCCCTCATATCTCTTAAAACACCTTGTAGTTTCATTTGTAATTCCTTCTCTTGAAACCAAATGTAGTGTAAATGTCTCTCTCATATCTTCTGCCATCACATTACTCACTTTAAAAACATACATTGAATATTCTGAATCTAGAGTAAACTCACCAGATCCTGTGTTCGCACTAAATGCAACTCTTTCTCCGCCTCTAATTGGCAAAAAATTATAAATTGAAGTTGAGTTTGACACCATCATACTCATAGTTACACATGGAGACAAAATATCCTCAAAGTAATCTGCAAATATTATAGAATTAGTAATATCAATTTTTCTTTTTCCGTCAAGTGATTCTATGACGACGTAGTTATAAGTTAAACCTTCTATTGCTGGATTTGACATTATGTTTGAGAAAGATTTGTAAGGAGAAGTGATTTCATCAAACTATTTACCATTTGTGATGGTGGTTTGCCCATGACCATTGGTGGAGAACTATCCCCTCCAGGAGGAAGTGTTACAGAATAAGACCCACTGCCAGAAGATGTTACTTGACTTCCGATTGGAATCATAACAATTGATGCTCCTGGGGCATTATATTCTGGATAATTTTGCAATTGAGAAAGAGTACCTGGAGCAAATTTAGACATTTCTACTCCTTCTCCACCCATACCACCCCCCAGCATACCCTGAAGTTTTTGATTATATTTTTTGTAATCTGGGTGAATTTTATCGGCAGCATTAAAACCTCCAGTAAATTGAACAAATCCTGGAAATTCATTTGCCAGTGCTTGTAACTTAGCATTTAATGGGGACAAATCCCCCCTATCGACACTAGTACCCATTAACTGAACACCCTTTGCACCCATTTTTTGTGCATATTGCAGTTGTTGTCTAACAGTTGCTAAATCACCCGTGTCATTAGATATTCCTGAAGATAGTCTAACTAATTTCCCACTTAAATTTTGAGATTGCAACATTCCCAGAACATCTTTTGGATTTGCCCCAACAGTCGCAGAACCAGCACTTCCAGATATATCTTTCATTCCCTTCGCAATACTATCACCAATTGTTAGCATTGGTGCTGACATAATATCATTCGCACTGAATTTTCCTGCTTGACCATTTGATGTTGGTGCAACTGCTGGTGTTCCAGTTTTTATTGGAGATACCTTTGGTGTTGTTGGTGCAGTCCTTAAAAATGGTCTTGGGTCAATTATTTTTCCTGCTGAATTATATAACTCAAAGTGCAAATGCGGAAATCCCTCAGAACTTGCTTTATCTGCTGGTGAAATTGTCCCTATTTTTTCACCCGTCTTAACTTCTTGTCCAGCAGACACATTTGCCATAACATGAACATATCTTGTCATGCTCCCATCTTTATGCTTAATGGTAATTGTTTGACTACTGCCTCCACCATTTTGCCACTGATACCCACGACCAACTTCAGTTACAGTTCCTGCCATTGCAGATAAAACTGGATCTCCCGCTTTTTGACCAGCAATATCCTGCCCTCCATGAACTCTTCCGTTTGATCTACCAGCTCCGAATTGTGCTCCTGGATATGTACTTACATGCCCAGTAACAAATGGTGCGACTCTTTCTACGTTATCAAATCCAGGATAATTTGCATCTGCTGCTCCATCAGTTACACCACCACCAAGGTCATTTGAATCTGAAGAAGTAATATCAGTTTCAGTCCCTGGACCAATTGGTGATTGCGAATCCATGGAGAACCCAAGAGAAAATTCACTAAATTTATCAACGGCACTTCCAAGTCTATTCATAGATTCTTTTAGACTTCCACCACCTGCTGCAAGACCTTTTTGTTTTTGTTCTTGTGATTTAAGTCTTTCTTGTTGTTTTTGTTCTAGTGATTTTTCCCCCGTAGCACCCTCATAAATCCTATCAGCAGCAAATCCACCCAAGAAATTACCTGCCATACTGCCAATCACAAATCCAAGACCTGGAATTGGTATGAGAGATTGACCTATAGCACCACCAAGTAAACTTCCAGCAAGAGCACCTCCAGTCCCTGCCGCAGACTTACCTATACTTTCACCTTCTGCAAGACCAGTGGCAAAATCCAATCCTGCAAATATGCTATTAACAATTCCAATGGATCTCAACCCAGTAAATCTTAAACTGTTTCCTCTTGGAATTGGTTTTGGTGGTTTTGTATTTGTTTTTGCTGGTTCACCCAATTTTCCCTTTCCTGGAAACATGCTTCCAAGAAATCCAGCAACATCTAAAGCACCACTTGTCAAAGAACCCAATAAACTACCAATATTGCCAAATCCACTAGCAACATTTAAATTTGCTAGTTCTTTTATTTTCTTTTTTGGTGGTAATTTTGGAGTCTGAAGTTCTCTAGTTTCTCTTATTAATAAAGAAGAAAATGCAGTATAGTCTTTCTGCATTCTAGACAAATTACGTTTAGTATTGCCATTCATTGAAGCAATACTATTAAAGGATGATACTAAGGGAGAAGAAAGTACTTTTGCCATTATTAGTCAACAATATTATAAACTATTCTTGAATATAATGTTAAGAAATTATCTGGATCTGATGAAGGAAGTAAAGGAACAGTTGGACCTTTATTTTCTGGTGGAACAACTATCTGTCCTCCACCACCACCAGATTTTTGCTGAGGTTGCTGTTGTCCACCAGTCAATGGAAGTGAAACTATAGATGGTTTTGCCTGTGATGGTGGTGGCTGGGAAATACTCATTCCTAATGATTTTCTTTGCCCTGCATCAATCATTGATGGGTCAATGCCCTCAAGCATTCCCATTCCTTGGTCTTGTTTTGCTGGTTGTAGAGTCCCTATTTTTCCTCCTGGATTTCCATGAAAATAATTTCCACCAGTGCCTCTATAAAAATCTTCTGCTCTTTTATTTTCGAGATCAGATTGGCCCTTAAAGAATGCCCTTCCCTTTACTCCTTGCATTGCTGCTTGTGATAATGGTCCCCCAGATTTAAAATCTGCAAGTACTGCATTGGCATTTCCTGCAAGATTTTTTTTGAATAATTTATCCAATCCTTGCAATCCTTCTGTTTCTGCAATTTGTCTTAACTTTGCCTTTCTTTCTTCTGGTGTTTTCCCAAGCATAGGGGCAATATGACCATATGCTCTATTTGCAGCATTATCTCCAGAAGTCCCATAAATTGCTGCTGCTATTGGAGTAAATTGTCCTGCTGCCATTACTTGCTCCCCAAGACCACCATAATTTCCATAATTTTGTGCAGCACGATTCAACATGACTTGCATTGCATCTGCAGCATTTTGTCCTCCAGTTCCTTCTAGTGCAGAAGTATATGCAGCAATCTTTTCATCTGCACTACCACTAGCAACTGGACCCATACCTCCACCACTGGGAGAAGAACCTGGACTTGCAGGACTAGAAGGTGCTCCCCCAGAAGATGCAGGTTGAGCAGATGGCATATCTTTTTTTGGACTTCCTTTTATCATCTCCTCAACAGCATTTGCAAACTTATTCACAATAAATGCAAATGAATCTATAATTCCACCAGTTAAACCACTACCAACTTCCTGAGGCAGAGTCTGGAGTCTATCACTATCTGCAAGTGCATTAACTGCTGCACCTCCCGCAGCAGCACCTAATCCTAATCCAAGAAGACCTGCACCTCTTCTTCCAAATCTCACCCCTCTTGGTGCAGTTCTTTTTAGTGGTCCTCCAGGAACATCAATATCCAAATTCAATCCAGGGGATCCCCCAGGAGTTGCTTTTGGCAGATTCGATAACTGAGATACAATTTTTAAAATGGTTTGCCTAATTAGTTTTGCAAGTTCAAAACTTTCAGTAAAAAATGTTCTAAGTGTTTGTAGACTTTCTCTTACTTGCTTTATGTTTTTTGAATTTCCAAAAAACTTTATAAATCCTAGAGCATTTTCATATGCCTTCAAGAATTTTTCTAAAATTCCAGTTGGTTTAGCACTATCAATATCTTGTGTTCTCTTCTTGTAATTTTCAGTAAGTTGTTTTACAAAATTTCCAGTTTGTTGTCTTATATTTTGTACAACAGTCTGCAACTGAGTTACTTGTGATGTTTGTTGCTGCCTAATCTGTTGTATTTGATTTGTTATATTTGTAGATGCTTGTTTTATCTTACCATCTACTTGCCTATTTGTTATATTTGTAGCATTTCTGATACTATTATCAACTTGAGTTAAAATATTAGAAGAAATTGTACTTACAATTGAATTAATATCTGGGGTTACTGGTCTTACTGCTGCACGTTGAAACCCTACAATTTTATTTGCTGCCGATGCAACCACAGAAGAACCAAGTGGTGATCCTCCAGAAATAAAATTCTGAGCAGATTGAACACTCGTTGGTCTTGTTCTGACTATAGATTCTGGTCTAAGGGCAGACTTAATTGCCATTTGCTTGTTGTTTCAGTTTTTCTTCTTCTATATGTTGCTGCAATAATCCAACGTAAATATCCCTTTCCCAAGGCATCATATTTTCAATCTCAGTCAATGAATATTTATGGAACTGCATGAGGGCAAAGTTGATTCTGAAGTATGCCTCAAGATCCATATGAGACATAATCAACCGAAAAAACTTGTCAATCCCTCCAACGTTACTTCATTAACAACCCCTGTTTTTGGGTTCTTAACTTTCAATGTATGTGAAAGTTTTGGCATAGTGTCAAAAAATTGTTCAATTTTTTTAAATTGAGAAGAATTCATCTGCTCAATAAAATCAATTAACTCTTTCTTTGTGCAATCTGATGCTGCCCAAGATTCTTCATCTGTATATACCATGTCAATACAAGATGCAATAATATCAAATGACTTTTCAATATTACTTTCACTTTGTGTGTCACTAAAATCAAAATTATTTTTAATAAATTGATCCAATGATGGATATTTCATCCTCATCACTAGATTATTATCCAACTTAATATCTGTAGAATGTTCTGGGTTTTTCTGGACTTTTATTTCATCAATATAAACTGTCACTGGAACCTGAGTGTTCTCTGCATCATCGTAACAAGTTACAATTAAATCAATATTTTCACCTACTGATTTTCCTCTTACATTTAAAAACACATATTCAATGTCAAATGTAGGGAGTTCTTCTACCTTAACTCCTTTTGTCAAGATACATTCTTTCAAGACCTGCTTTATCGCATTAGTAATCTGTTTAGTATCCTGAGATTCTAACGCAATAATTAAAACTTTTTCTTCTTTTACTAAAAATGGTCTGTATTTAATTGTTTTTCCATTTGAGGGCAATTCCAACTCATATGTTGGTGTAGAAATCTTTGGTAAAGGCATAATACACTAATAAAACATTCATTAAAATTATTTATAGAAGGTTTCCTGTGCCATTATTTTTTTCATAGACGTATCTGGAATAACTAAACTCAACAGTAGTTTTTGTTATGGTGCTTCCTTCATATGATACAGGCATTGCTGTAATATTTGTTGGAAATGCTTCTATCAGTCTATAAGTAATAGATGGAACATTTCCCAATTCTCCACCACTCAATTCTGGTCTTTCTCTAAAATTTCTTTCAAATTTAATAATACTAACAGTTCTCTTATACTCATCTGGATATCTCATTCTATAAAAATCATTCCTGCTTTTAGAATTACCAAAACCATTAGTACTGGGACCAAATCTGCCTCCAGTCTCATTACCATCACTTCCATGAAGTGGATTAATAAAATTCATCCACTCCTCAAAAAGACGTATTAGTTGATAATCTTTATCAATATAAAATGTTAATGTTATTGGAGCATAAACTCTTCTTGTTGGTATTCTTTCAATAATACCCTGACGACTTCCTGCTTCTTCAGTAACTTCAAATGTTGCTCCTGGAATTACTGCCTCTGCACAATAAAAATCATAATAAGCATTTTTTACCGTATCATCAGTAATACCAGAATTAGTCAACCACTGCATTAACTTATCATCACTAGAAGTGGAATTAGTCAAATGCAAAGCAACTTTGAATTGACTGGTAATTGATAATGCACCAAAAATATCTCTAGCACCGTCAAAACCAGCAACTGCACTATCTGTTCTTCCAGTTGTCATTTTAACATACAGTGGTCCTATCTCTGGATATCCACTGGAGTTCGTCTGTGCCATTTATAAATATTTTTAAAAAATACCTACACTATGTATGCCACATAAAGATGACTCTGGATATAGACAAGGAAAATTTAAACCACAAAAACCAGAAAAATACAAGGGAGATCCAACAAAAATAGTTTATAGGTCTTCTTATGAATTGAAGTTTATGCAATACTGCGATCTCACCGAAAGTGTCAATGAATGGAGGTCGGAAGAGTTTTTTATACCATATATTTCACCATTAGATAATAAAGTTCATCGTTATTTTCCTGATTTTTTTGTAAAATATAAAGACAAAAATGGAAACAATCGTACTTTAGTAGTTGAAATAAAACCAGAAAAAGACCTAAAAATGCCAGAGCAAAATCCAAAAAGAAAAACTAAGTCTTGGGCATATAGAGTCAAAACTTGGGCTATCAATCAAGCAAAATGGAAAGCAGCAAGAGAATTTTGTGAAGACAGAAAATACGAATTTAGAATTTTAACAGAAAAAGAATTAGGGATACCAGTAAGATGATATCAGATGATATAAAAAAACAAGCAGGAAAAAAATTCAGAAGTAGCAATTGGTGGACAAATGCTACAATGAATGAATTAAGAAATTATCAAAAAAGAAATATTCATGAGTTCGATACAAATTTTATAATTCCTGGAGACTTGGTATTTTTCTTATACTCTGCAAAATATCCCCAAAAATACCCATGGTGGGATAGACACCCCCTTTCCTTCATTGTAGATGTAAATCCTAGAGAAGGAAGTTTTGTTGGAATTAATGTTCATTACCTAAATCCACAATATAGAGGAGGATTTACTAAATCACTCCTAAATAAAACAGGAATTTCAAATGCACCAAAAAAGACTATTCACAAATATCTTTTCTCTGGTGTAATGAGTGAATTATTTAAAGTCCCAAAGAATGATTGGGTTGGGGTTTCATTATTACCGACAGAACAGTTTGTCGATAAAAACGGACAATCCGTACCAAAATACCGAGTCTGGGACGCACCATAAATGGGATATAAGTTATTAAAAGACGAATATTACGCATCTGGGATTGCCCCACTTGGTGTTCCTCTAGGGTTTGGTCTGAGATATGACCCAGACACTGGTGACTATGAATTAAAACAAAAAGGACTAGGTGGAAGTTATGATATTGGAATTGGTCTAGCAGTATTTTATAAAAATGGAAGTTGGTATGGAGATGCCCTAAACGATCCAAAATTATTTAAAGATGGAGAACCAACAGCACTAGCAAATCAAATAAGTGAAGATATAAGAAGAAAGGTTGCTGCTGCATATACAAAGGGTGGAGGATCAAATTCTGGTCTTAAACTCAATAAAACTGCATTAGATCCAAAAGGAACTGCAGGAATTAATAACTTTTTTCCAGGAACAAATGCTGGGATTGCTAGTGCTATTCCTGGTGGTTCTGTTCTTTCTGCTCCTCCAGGGTCTTTGCCAAAATTTAGTGATCCTTTAGATTTTCCAAGTACAAATGAAGAAACTTTATTTGGAACTCAAGAAGTAATTGAAGATAGGTTATTAGTGTATCCAGTCGATATCCTTGAGAATAAACAAGATACTCTCAGGATAACAATGTATAATTATTCTTCCCCAAGTGGTGAATCATTGTTTACTGGAGATGCAAAAGATATAGTTTTGAACGGAATACAACAACTTTCTGGAGCAAAATTTGGAAATGAAGAATTTAAAGGCACTGTAATCCTTCCAATGCCAAATAATGCATCTGATTCAAATTCAGTAGCATGGGCAGAGGACTCGATGAATAATATAACTGCTGCCATAATGTCTAATGTTACACAAAAAGCAGATGTATATGGAGCAATAGCAGGGGCAACCGCTCTTCTTAAAAGTTCAGGAAATAATGTTAATCCTGCACAAATAACAATGTATCTAGACCTATTAAAAGATCTTGGTCCCGAGCTTAAAGACCCAAATGTATTAAAACAAGTACAATCTATAATTGCATCATTAACACTCAAACAGGGTGGAATAGACATTCCACCAGAAACAATACTTTCAAGAGGATTTGGTATAGTTCCAAACTCAAATATGGAATTACTGTTCAATGGACCAAAACTTAGGAGTTTCGAATTCCAATATAGAATGAGTCCAAGAAGTAGTGACGAAGCAAAAACAGTTAGAAGAATTATTAGATTCTTCAAACAAGGAATGGCAGCTAGAAAATTAAATGCTGATGGTGGAGCAGGACAAGGATCATCTCTTCTTGGAAGTCCAAATGTATTTAAATTGAAATACACAACTATTGATGGAAAACCAATACCTGGATTAAATAGATTTAAGTTGTGTGCATTAACTGGTTTTTCTGTAAATTATACTCCAGATGGGCAATGGTCTGCATATGATGAAGGTCAACCAGTGTCAGTAAACATAGGTATGGGATTCACAGAATTAGAACCAATATTTGAATCCGACTATCAAGAGGAGATATTTGATAAGTTAAAAGGTGCTCCAGACTTAGATCCAATTGGTCCAGACGACGTAGGTTACTAATATGGCATATTTCAGAGAACTTCCAAATTTACAATACCCATCACCATTCAAAGTAAGAAATTACATTGATGAGTATGCAACTGCAAAAAACTTTTTCAGAAGAGCAAGATTGAGAGGTGATGTTGCTAATTTTGCAACAGCATTTACTTATTATCAGATTTCTGATAATGAAAGACCAGAGCAAATTGCCAAAAAAATATATAATAATCCAGAATTGGATTGGATTATTCTTCTGACAAATAATATTAAGAATTTAAATAATGAATGGCCACTGGACAATGATTCATTATATAAGTACATGATTAATAAGTATGGTTCTGATGAAGAATTATCAAAAATCCATCATTATGAAACAGTAGAATATAAAGATGAATATGGAAGAGTAATTATCGAAGGTGGATTGCAGATAGATCCAGCAAAATCCGAAGTAATTCAAACAAATGAAATAAGCAATGAATATTTGCTAAATTCATTTCCAAGTGGAAAGAGTAATACTGTTATAAGTATCAATCTTTGTCAAAAATTAACAATATATGGAAGAGATATTCAGTCAAGTGAATACTTAGTAACTGATATCCAAACTAACGTTTCAAATCTAAAGATAAAATCCAAAACATCAAATGCATTTGGAGATATAACTATATTAAATAGTTTAGCAGATTGGCCCTATAGTTGGGGGGGAATCTTAAAAGTAAAACAAAGAAATGGAAATGAAGTTGAAGTAAAACTAACAGATGCCATAACAGACACAAAAATAAGAATACCAGAAAGACTTTACGAAATCACTGGAACTCTAATTAACGGTGTTCTTCAACCAACCTTTAAATTTACTAACGAATTACCAGTATGAAATTCCCGTATCCTGGAATGAAAGTCTTTATTGAGTCAGATAGTCAAATTTTAGAGTATCTGGACACAAATGGACTTATAAAAACTGTTAAAAATGTTGTTACCCCAGTGACAAACTATGAATATGAAGTAAAAGAAAATGAAAGAAAAAGAACTATTCTTGTATTAAGACCAGAATATATTGGTTCTATTACATATGATATGAAGAATATGATGAAATATGATAGATCGTCACAATATGTCGATTCAAACACTAAAAGAGTATATAATCCAAGAAATAATAGATAAAAAAATCCCGCAAACTTTTTTTGGTAAAAAATCTGCGGGAAATTTTTTGGACCCTTTTTTTAATTTAAAGGGCATTTTTGAAATCAGCAGAGTTCTTCTCTTACCTCTACCCACCTTCTTACATATCCAGGATTCCATCTATCACCTGGAACATATTGTTCACGATAGACTTCTCTTCTGCATATCTCGTACCTTCTCACTGGATAAGAATAATAAGTATTACCCCTAAAAGGTTCCCAAAACTCCTTCCATGTAATTGCTTGAGAAGGAGTTGAGGAAAAAAGAATAAGAAGAAAGGGTAAGAGTTTCATCAGGACTCTGCGAGTTTTTGGAAGTAACTCAATGCATCATCTTCATCTTCATCATCAGAGGACGAGGATGAAACACTACTAACATCATCATAAGATGCAGAACGAGATGAAGACGAACTAGTAGTTTCACCACGACGTTCACGTTCCCATTCCTCTTCTTCAGCAACGACTTCTGGATCTTGATTCTTGGGAACACCACGAAGACCAAGAGTATAGTCAAGACGCTTCTTCAGGTCATCATAAGACTTGAATTCTTTGGGGTCTGTGAAATCATTTAGATTACTCAGAGACTTGTAGATACGTTCCAGTTCATCATCATCACCATCCAGCAAAGGAGAAGGTGATGCAAACTCGGACTTATCATAGTTCCAATAACCATCTTTCTTAACAAGTTTCAGTTTGAAGTTAGCACCTGTCCAGAAATCGAAAGGATTGATAGGAGTTTCATCTTCAAACTCAGGTTGCATTGCTGCAAGAATCTTGTCATAAATTTTCTTACCAAACTTGTAGAGGAAAACTTTGCCCTCATTGTCTGGATTTGCAGGGTCACGAACGACATAGATGTTTGCGTAGTAAGAAAGTTTGCGCTTTTGCTTGCGTGCTTCTTCCTTATCACGGTCAGAACCAGAATTCCAAAGAACACGGTTCTTCTCACAGACAGGACATTGCTGACCAAGAGTAGTGAGGCAGTTGTCAATCAACCAACCACCAGGACCTTGGAATGCATGAGACCATACTTGTGCCCAAGGCAGTTCACAACCTTCAGGGGCAGGGAGGAAACGGATAACTGCGGAACCTACACCGCTCTTATCCATAACAGGTTTCCAAAAACGGTCGTCATCCTTGGAACCAGAATCGTTGAGTTTCTCAACTTGTTTGATGAGTTTCTCGGT